TTGAACCAAGGTTCCGTAGTCCACCGCGTATCCAGTGTCCTTCATGCCGGCGCTGTCACTCCTTTGGAGCCGTCTAATTTGCACATAAAGTTCTTTACCTTGAGGGTGAATAATTTTTATAGGTGGGTATTTCCATCCCTCGGGGGCATCCACCGAAGACGATTTCAGCGCTTGACCAAGAGTCATTTCGTTTTCGCTCAACACTCTTGATGTTTCTTCTCTGATAATTTGCACTAGGCGTTTTTTTGTTATTTTCATTTTATTTCCTCGTTATGCTATTTAGCATCCTGTTTATTCTGTCTGCTTTTGAATAGACATTCTCTTTTCCTTCCATCATTCTTGGCGCCATATAAGCATCTGGCGTAGAAGGATCTGAAACAAAGTCAAAGCAAATTAGCTGAAAGTCGTCTTCAACGACAGTCTCCCCGTTTGATTCTCTTACACTTCCAAGTCCGCGAGAAGATATACCAAGTTTCACACCATCACCGATGAGCGCCTTGAGTATCTTCCCGCTTGGAGTATCTAAAATCTTTACTTTACCTAAAACAGTGTCGCCATCCCACCAAGTCTGCGTTACCATGTGTGAGGCGTTTCTAAGGTTAATAACGCTATCTTCTGGATGATCGAGTTCTCCAAGTGCCCTATTGTCCTTTATGCACTTCTGGTAGTTTTCTATCTCTCGGCGTAGCACTTGTACGGGATATGTTCTACCATTTCCGTTTCTTGTGTCCGCTTTCTGGAGGATGCCTGTCATTATAACTGCACCTTCAGCAACTTGCCTTTTCTCTTCTTCTGTTAGAAGATCTTGACAGGCGCCGCCAGGGCAAAGTTCGTAATATTCTGTTAGTAAAATTTTAGACATGGACTTCCCTCGCTATAAATAGTATTGCTGTCTATGCAAAAGCATCGCGGGCATCACCCGCGCGAGCTATTTGCCCCTACAACATCTGCGGACGCCTGGTAAAAACCACTTAATTGACAACAATGACATACTAATCTCCCTTTTCTATGCCTATCTGAATGCCGCTATCAGCAATCAGCGTATTCAGCATATAACTAGTTCCAGAACTCAAACAAGCCAAAAGAAATCCCGTCAACAAGTTTTGTTCATATACAAACAATGAAGGTGCCCACGGGCTTAGGGCCCATACCAACAATCCAACCCAAAACCCCATGCACATAGAGCAGTGGAACAGTTCACCAAAACCATTTAGAAATTCTTTGGGGGGCCTAATCCTATTGAAGATAGAGCCGTAAACAACTATCTGCGTCATCCCTGCGCATATCAGAATAAAATATATTAAATCCATTTTTAGTAGAGGCCGGTCAGATATCTTCTAACATCGTAAGGCTCGATGCTTCCTTTCTTAGCCGCTTGGGGAACTTCTCCAAGCTCAGTAGAATCCTCTGGGGTCGGATCCACATACATGTCCTCTATCTCTTCTTCGTAAGCCTTTTGGAAGACATACTCTGGCTTTTCTTTTTCCAGAAATTTACCTACAGATAAAACAGATAAGTCTGTGACCGACAAGTCTGGATCTTCCGATTCCAGAAAAATACCTTCTAGGGCGCCGTGAATAGAACCGCCCTGTACAGATGCAGCAGAAACAATCCCTGCTTTTATCAAGTGCTCAAAAAGCCGACTCTGTGCTGCATAGACCTCATCATTGTATGAGTGTTTCGGAAACAACACCACCTTCTTTGCAGTTGGATTTATTGTGATATCCATCTCGTAATGATCCATTATCATAATTGTTCCATCAATCGCCTTTCGGAGATCGAGCTTCATCTTGAGGGTGGCATCCTCCTCCTTCATTTCTGTGGGGGGATTTACAGTGATCTTGATAGGTGTAGCTGGGGCCGGCTTCTCTCCGACTTTTATAGATATAGTCATTATTCTTCTAACTCCCTAGCTAAGCTTTGTATTTCTAATAGCTGTATTATTGAATCATTGTCAATTACTTGCTTTTCTTTATATGATTCTAATATCGCTAGCACCTCGGATGTCTTGTTCGCCATATTATTATCCTCGCGCATGACATCAGCTCCGAGTGATTTCTTGAGACATTTCTTCAGTCTCGCAACCTCTTCATTTAGGAATACTTTGAGCGACACACCATTATCGCTAAAGGATACGGCGCGCCTGGTAATAATCTCTTTTTGTTCTTCTAGAAGAGAATCTTTATATTTATCGTTGAAATTCTTTACAAAGGTTTTATATATTAGGCCATCGGTGGGAGTCATTTCTTTCTGATCCCCGCTTGCAATCAAAGATTCTTCAATAAACTTACTCTCTAACATGATTCTCTCCTTCACGGGAAGCTCTTGATTCAGTATTTGTGCAATCGTTGCTAAGCTCTTATAGTTCTGAACAAAATTAGAGAAAACACCTGGAGAGATCTCCTTGTTTATTTTATTAATAAGTTTAGTTTGCTCATTGAATATTTCTTTTTTTGAGAGCTTCGTATATTCCTTTTGGGATTCAAATACCACTCGCTCTGTTATATCCTTCCCTTCTCCCTCTAAGCTAGCTAGGGAATCAAATAGCTGCCTTTCTTTGTTTAGTATCTTTCCCTTCGAGAAAAATTCTTTCAATATTCCTAGCGCCTCTTCTTTCCTCTTTACGTCATTTTTCACGACACATTTAGTTGTTTCGTGGACAAGAACTTCGTAAAGAAAAGCGGTATTTCTTTTCTTATTATGTTTATTCCTGTATGATTTCTTTTTCATCTTTTCTTTTCTCCAGCTGTTCAACAAGTGATTTTATTTCTTTGTGTGTCTGCTTAACTTCAAACAGCTTCTTTTCTTCGTCTCTATAAATAGTGCTGTCAAACTCTTCTGTGACGCCGTTCCCTAACCTAAATAGTTCTTGGGCTCCTTTCCATACGTTTCTGTCGTTGTTCGTACCCTTCTCTTGGTTGCCTTGAGAAAGAAAGCTTCTCTTCCGGGCGCCCTTCTTTCTTCTGTCGGAATCCTTTAGTCGATAAGAGCCCTTTTCATAGTGTTGCACCTTATCATCGCGCTTCGCAACTGGCTCAGCCGTCAAGAGAGGGCCGCCGGCTTCTTCTCCGCCGCCTAAGTCTTCTCCACCGCCTAAGTCTTCTCCGCCTAAGTCTTCTCCGCCAGCCAAGTCTTCTCCGCCACCTTCATCGCCTAGGCCCATGTCATCGCCACCCATGTCATCCATAGCGCCCATGCCGCCGCCTCCGGAGGCCGCTTCTGCTGCGGCCGCTTCTGCTGCGGCATCTAAGAGTGCCTGAATCTTCTTATCGTAGAACATTTCTCTCTGGTTTCTCAAGAACTCTTCGTCCGTCATATTAAATATGTTTTGCGAGACCCATCTCTTCGAGAGATACCCTTCTGTGGCTGCGGACGCTACATCAAACTTTGTACTCCACTGCTCCAACTCTTGTAGTTCCGCAATTTTAGATGGGTTGTTTAGGTGTAGTGTAAATGAAATAAGATCATCGCCCCTAAACCCCATAATATAGAGGTGAATTATGCCAATCTTCTCTAATTCAGACAGCACGGCCCTTTGAAGCCTTTGGATTGTTCTCGCAAATCTAATATCTTTCTGTGCCAAAGTTGTTTTGTCTTCTTCGCTCTCTGAAGAAAGATATGAAGGGGGGATCTTTATTGCTGAGAACAACTTATCTCTAAGATATTTCACATCATCGATGTCTCCAGTATATGTTCCTCCCGGAAGAGCTTCTATTCTTGAGTTGCTGTTACCGCCTCTCACAGGAAGAAAGTAATCTTCCTCGATACTCATGGGGTTATACCTCAAATCAACCCTACCAGTATCCTGATCAATAATTTGATTCCTCTTCATTTGAGTTATTATCTTTTGCATATATTGCTCTACATCTTCTGGCGCGATGGCCCCAACATCAATATAGAACACTCTTCTCTCAGGCGAACGAACAATACGGTATGCCATCATTGCATCTTCTAAAAGCACCAACTGTCTCCATATTCTTCTAGCTGAATCTAAAACCGAACTTCCATATGGGGAATGCTTGTCATTTCCAAGAATCCTGAAGTGGGCCAGCTGCCAGTTCTCGAATGTTAGGCCACCACTATTCCACTGATATTGTATATAATTAGGATTTGTCGTATCCTCGCCTTCCAGCCTTTCTATTTCTTGTGCAGGAAGTCCGATGACACTCTTTATACCTATCTCCTCATCGACATCCAGGTATAAGAAAAAATCTCCATACTTGCACATGGTGCGGCACCACCCAAAAAGGTTGAATTCTACATTCAACACGTTTCGATATAGTGTCTCTAGCACACTTTTGATTTCCTCATTTTTACATTTGATTGAGAGCATTTCTTCTAACGACGTGGAAGTTGTCATTTCATCCGCATAGATATCCAAAGCAGATGCTAACTCGGGCATATACTCCATTTGATCGAAATCAATATACCTCTCGGCGCGCGCTTGATTAGCCATTGTAGCGGTATTGAGACTCTCAAATGGGTTATATCCAGTCTTTTTGAAACTCTTTCCGCTGGCTGATTTAAATTTATATTTATCTAGATTCTTCCTTCGCTCTTTTCGATGAAGTTGAGTCCTTCTATCGACAATCGGCCCAGAGAATATTCTAGTTAATCGCTTAAAGAGGTTTGATTCGGAATTCCTTACGTTGTTGTCGTTCTCTGCCATTTATTTATCCTTTATAGAGCCAAGAAAACTCTTCTTGTATTTGCCTTGCTTCCAACAGCCTATCATGCGTCTCTTGATTTTTATACCCGTGCATGCCCGGTATTGTTGTGTTCATTTTCGTGTTTGCATTTACAATGCTGCTTAGCATCGCTTCTGCATATTTAGTATCTCTTCTAGATGTTGCTATTGCGGTGTCACGTATCCAACATGCAATAGCCAAGCTCATAACCAAGTCATCGTTGTAACTACGCATTGCCTCGGGCCGGCCATTGTTCCACACAAAGGTTCTTATCTCGTTCAGCGTTCTTTGTGAATATATTGTTATAATCTTGTTTCTTATGAACTCTTCAAACTTTGCTACAATTAGCGGCCTTGTTTTCGATGAAGTGGTAAAGCCAGGAACTGCTGCGGTTCTAGCTTCTGCCTCATGTTGCTCTACATATTCGTGAGTTGATTTGATGGAGTGATAGATGTTTGGATATTCTAAAGTAATTAGCTTTTCTAACACGCTATACCCAATATTGTTGTTCTCTACTACTAACATACACCCGCCATATTCATTGCCAACAGAATTCAACATATTAGCAAACATATCTATGTTTGGCTTACCTTGATATTCAGCCACTATCTCCATAGTCTCCAGCTTCATAAT